TCTTATTCTTCACAGAGAGTCCATCACTTGTAGCAATCTTTTTATTCTTCTCATCAAGATTACCAACATCAATAGTCCACACACCATCTGAATCAAATGTTGTATTTGGACTTGTTATACTTGCCCAATGGGCATTACCTTTTATTACACTCATATTATTATCCTTTATTGTTGTTAAAATAGAATTATCGCATACCCTAGTAGAAAAGTCAAGACTTTTTTTCCAATTAAATGTACTTTTTAATTGTAATACTTTTGACATTTCTATTCTAGATATTAAGTCTTGTTTGTTTTGGTAACTCCTACCCCAAACTTTATAGTTTGCTTCACGAAAATACTTAACCTTATCAGTTAAGTCTACAACTTCATGACACAACTTTCTTAACTCTTCAGAGTTAGCAAAAACATATTCATCTTCCTGTTCAAAAACAAAGTAATCACACTTACCATATAACCAACCTGGATTACCCATAGTATTCTTGAACTCCACTACAGTCCATAAGTCATCAAAACCTTTTGACTTATCTGTTCCTGTTCTTCTTGCTTTTATATCTACTGTAAATGTTTCATCTCCTTTCGTTAAAATTAAATCAATATGGTCAGACATGTTCTGAGAATCAGAAGCAACTTTAATCCTGTAACCTAACTTGATTGCTTCATCTATAAATAAGTTCTCTGTTCTTATACCACGTTTAATATAATCTTTGTGGTCATGTCTTCCCTTAAACTCTTTTACTAATGTGTCTCTGCCCATGTCGTACCTTCCTTCCATTCACTATCTAATGGACACTTCATCTTCAACTGATGCTCTGTATCTTTCATAGCATCTTTGGTAATACTACCAAACCTTTTTACATCTTTCTTTGCAACTTCATATTGGTATTCATCATGTATAGATGCAACTAACTTAGCATCAACACCTGTTTGTACTATTCTTTTGTTCATATTTATTAACCATAACTTACATACAACAGCACCTGCTCCTTGCAGTAATGTATTTAATGCACTATGTGGAGAACGTACATATAATAATCTACCATCAATACCTCTTATCTTACCTCTCTTAGCTGTTTCAGTTACACTATCCCTAACTCTTTTTAGAGCAGGCATATTAGAAAGAAATCTATCAATTAATTGTTGACCTTCTTTTGCACCTTTACCTACTATTTTACCTATCTTAGATGCACCTGCACCATACATAAATGCATAGATAAATGTCTTTGCTTGGTCTCTATCTGTTAGTCCTGCCATTTTCATATTAGCAGTATGTATATCTCCATTCAAAACTTCTTCAGTAAAATTAGTATCATTCATTAAATGTGCTAAACAACGTAACTCTAATCCACTAGCATCTGTACCTACAATGGAGTGAGTATAGGGATTGTCAACAGTCCAACATTCCCTACACTCTTTACCATATGGAGAACGAACAGCAGGAATCTGTGCCATGTTAGGACTGTTATGTGCCATACGACCTGTCACAGTACGTAATGTCATAACTCTACCATGTACTCTTCCATCTTTATCATCACAAGATTCAATCCAAGATTTAATCTGTGCAATTCTTTTTTGTAATAGTAAATACCTAGCAAACTTCTTTGCTTCTTCTAAGTTTATACTATCTAAAACTTCTTCATTAACAATTACATTACCTTTATCAGTATGTTTCTTAGGTTTCCAACCTAGTTCTTGTAATCTATCAGCTATCTGTTGTCGTGAACCTATATTAAAAGGTATATATTTTGTTTTTGTTTTTAAATCTTTTCTCGTAGGGTCAAAGTGTATCTTACCCCATTTCTCTAATGCACTTGCTTCATCTCTTAATGTATTATATAAAGACATAGCTTTACGAACATCTAATGCAAAACCATTTCTCTCTTGTTGGTCAATGATAACTCTGACCTGATGTTCTAAATCAATAGAAGACCTAGAAAAACCTTTACCTTCTTTCTTTAAATGTTCATATAATTTATGTGTTATATCTACATCTTGTTTACAATACTTTTGTAACTCAAAAGAATAATTAGCAAATGATTTTATATCACCTTTAGGAAAATTAAATCTATCACCCCATGCTTTTAATCCATGACCACCATCACGTAATGGATTAAATAGTTGTGATAATATTAATGTATCTAATACCTGTGAAGGTTTAATATTTGTACCTAGTAATCTATTTAATACAGGAGCATCAAATGATAAACCATTATGCATAATATATTGTTCAATATTTTTAGACCAACTTTTAAATACATGCATATTACTTGGGTCAAATACTGTTGATACATTTGTTTCAATATCTTTTGCAACAATACAATTAACTACTCTAGCATCTATTGTATCTGTTTCTATATCAAGTACGACTTTCATGTTCCTCCTCTCCACACCAACTACATGCTTCTCCTTTACCTATTTCCATTTCAGTTCCTTCTACTTCACAGAAATGTTTCCACATCTCTGGTTCATCTTCTTTTTTATCTTTTGGTAAGTATACCATATGAAAAGCACCACAGTTAGGACAAGATAAATTTGTTTCCATACAATAATCCTCATCTTCATGGTCAATATCATGGTCTCCTCCCCATATTAATTCTGTATCACAATGCCAACACTTCATTAGAATGGTACCTCCTCTGTATTCTCTGCATTATAGTCTACTTCGTAAGGATTGTCAATCTCTTTCATACGACCTGTCTCTTTATTATAATGTAGATGTGTAGCTACACCTGTATCTCCTGTGTATCTATTCTTTAGTATACGAATCGTTGTAGTATTAGATTTAACTTCGTCATCATCTTGCTGATTTCTTTCTAATCCAATAACACCATCACTAAGATGTGCAATAGATGCTGAACCTCTAAGATGTGATAGAGTAATCTCTTTACCATTCTCATGCCCTGCATCACCTGCAGGTCTACGTAGATGTGATACTAATAACATACCAATGTTTGTTTGCTCTACAAGAGAACGCAACTTTGTCATCAATACATCAATAGACTTTCTTTCATCTCCATCTTCCTGACCTGATACAAGTATAGATAAATGGTCAACAAATATCCATTTACATTCTAATGCTTGAGACATATACCTAACTCTAGATAGTATCTCGTCATTATCAATAGAACCAAAATGGTCAAAGGCAAAGAACCTGCCAGAACCAACTGTATTCTTTTGATACTCTTGTAATTGTTCTCTACTAAACTTATCTCTAATCTCTTTGATATATAATCTAGCATTAGCTTCTACTGACATAATATTAAATGCAGTATTTTTAATACTCTCTTCTAATGCAAGTATACCTATGTTATGATTTGTATTCTTGAGTAAATGATGCATAAGTTCTCTCATAATAGAAGACTTACCCATACCTGCACCAGATGTAAATGTAATTAACTCACCTGTTCTCATACCATAAGTCTTTTCATTCATCTTACCCCAAGGATAAGGTACTGTTTCACAATACTCTTCTGTATATAAAGCATCTCCTAAATCTCTAAGGTTAGTTATACCTGCAGGAGTAAAAGGTTGTGCGTTCCACCATGCTTGTGAGAACTTTTCTCTCTTACCCATCTTGAGATATTCATTTGCATCTTTAAACTCCATGTTCATAATCTTACATTTGTTTGGACTAAACAACTGAGCCACCTTCTCACTAGCTTCTTGTCCTTGCTTATCCATATCAAATGATATAACTATATTTTGAAAGCTATCTAAATATTCAAATGCTTTTCTACAATCTCGTACTGCAGAACCTGCACCTGTCTTAACAGATACACATGCCCACTTGCTACCCAATAATTCATAGGCAGACATAGCATCTACTTCTCCTTCAGTAATGGTTACATACTTACCACCACCTGTAAATAAATCTTGTCCAAACAATACTGCATCAGATATGTTTCCTTCAACCCACATATTTTTTGTGGCTACATCTCTAATCTTATTACCTATATTGTTTCCACCACCATCAAAGTATTTATAAATATGATGTGTATTCATATTACCATTTACTTTTACCTGTGTATGATACTTTTGTGCTGTTTCTTTACTGATGTTTCTTTCAGTCAAAGCACCTGTAGTACCAACAGTCTTAATTAGACTCTCAGTTTTCATAGGTATTACCTTTTCTTGTTGCATATTCTCTCCAAATCTTGTGTTACAGGAAAAACAATAGCTATATCCTTCAGCATGTCGTACATTACCATCACTTGAACCACATTTAGGACAAGCACCCCTGTCTAGCCATGTCTTTTGCATAATTTTCCCCTAAAAATTTAATTATATATTATAATAAAATAATAATCAATAAATTATTTATTATTTTTTATAATATGTTAGTCAACTTCAATAGAACTATCATATATTTTATTATAAGCATCTATCTCTACCTCTTTTGTTTCAAGTACATCTCTTTTAGCTAACTCCATAGCTTCAAAAGATTCATACCCTTCTTCTAGGTACTCATAATATCTTTCTTTAATTAGTTCTTTTATTTCATCTTCTAATAAGTTCATCTTACTCTCTCTTGTTATAATGTAAGTAAATAAAATATAAAACTTACAGTTAAAAGTATGGGAAACACATGGTTTACCCATAAGTTTTTCTTAGTGCTACGTTGAAACCATTTTCCTGTAGCTTTCAATCTTCTTTCTCTAGCATCACTCATCTTTAATATGCTTTGCATCTGGATTATACAAACCTTTATCAGGTTTATTTTTATCTAGTTCTTCTTGTAGTTGTTTGATTCTTACATAAGCATTGCGTAATTGTTCTTGTAAGTCTCTCACATTTTTTTTTAATATTTCTACTTCATTCATTGTACTCTCATAATCTCTATGTTGTCATCTATTAATGCTTGTATGTTTATATTTCTTTCATCATATAAGTTTTGCAAAAACTCTTTAGCATCTTTCTTATTTTTAAAATACATAACTTTACCACTATCTTCTTCTAATATATCTGGTAATTGTATATCATTAGGATAAGGCATAGCTATTACATACATATCTTTTCTCATATTATTTTTATTATACATTACATTTTTCATATAGTCAATACCCAACATAAGGTACAATAAAACATAAAAAATACCATACTAAAATACCTCCAAGTATTTGTAACATTTCTTTATCTATATTTATCATTCTTAATACTCCTTTTAATTTGTGACCATAAGTTATTGTTATACTTATGTAATTTGTATTCAACTTTATTTTCTTTCATTACATCAAACAACCTATGTAATACATCTTTTTTGTTAGGTCGTTTATCAAAGTCTAATTCTATTTCTACTTTGTATTTCATATCTTAATTTCCTGTATATGTATATCTAAATAGTCTGCCATTAAGTATCTTATTTCTGTATAGCAGTCATCACATAGTAAAAGATTACTTGCTCTGTTCTCCATATCTTCTGGATATGCTTTATTAGAGCAACCTTTTCTTTGACATTTAATTTTTTTACTCATCTTTATTCTCCTTGCTACCAGAGATAGCACCTATCTGTCCTTTGAAAGGTATTACCTTTGCACTAGGTCTAGTTTCTTCTACTAGCTTTATGTCTGCATCAAACTCTATGTCTGGTGGAAACATAAAATCTTCTAGTTCTGTATACCCACCTATGTGTAGAAAGATTTGTGGCACAGTCTTATGTCCTGCTTCTCTAAATCTTTTTATCTTAGGTAAGTTATCTAGCACTCTCTCTTCGTATACTTCATCTGCTTCATCTAGTAACTCTTTAGCTTTCTTGCAGAAGGCACAGTTCTTTTGTGTGTATATAATATATTTAATCATCTACTAAGTCCTCCTCTCCTTCTTCCATTTGATACTGTGCATCATCTCCAAACTCAGTACCTTCAAAGGTAGCTTTACCATCTTCATCTTCATAAGTTTCTCCCTCTTTCATCTCTACTGACCATGCTATTTCTTGCACATCTTGATAGGTAAGTCTTTTATTAGATTCTACCTTGTAGTATCTAGTGTCTACTGTCTGCTCACTAAATTTATATGTGTATTTATATTTACTCATCATCTTCCTCCACCTTGCTTGGGTTAAATGCTTTTGGGTTTGTATGACATACATAATCACTATGCCAAAACTGTTGGTACTTACCTTTGTCTGCTCCATAGTCGTGTACACCACCTTCTTTCTTTAGGTCATAGTAACTAATAACTTCAGCAAAAGCATCTTGTACTCTTATTACATCTCCTATATTTATATACTCCCACGCACCTTCGTTGATTGTATCATCTATCTTCTTGAGTTTATTAATTAAGTTTAATGTTACTGCATTTATTGTTGGTTTACTTTTTGTTGTCATAATATTTCTCCTCTGTATCTTTTAAGTTATAAATATATGAAAGTATATCCTCGTGAGTATATCTTTCAGTAGCATCTATACCTACTAATGCTTCACATAATTCTTCATACTTTTCTTTGTCACTCATCATCACTCTCCTCTATACTTGTTATATAAAACTCAGTACCTGAAGGTTCAAATAATCTTTCTGGATTATCGTCTGCTTCATAGTCAGCACCTCTCTTCTCTGCACTCTTCATATCTTGAGCATTAATATCTTTACGATAGTAATAAACTCTCTTTGCATATAATGTATACTTAGCCATTTATCATATCCCTTGTTTCATATTTAACAAACTTTAGTTTCATTCTATCATCAGGATTAGGAAAGTCAATTCCAAAATGCTCCCATATTTCTAGCATCTCATCTCCATAGATGTATACCCAAGTATTTTTTCTAGGTTTCTTTTTAATCTTTTTTGTTGGCATATCTTTTCTCCTCTATAAATCCTAATGCTGAGTAAGTATATTGTCTTTTACTTTTTCTGTCAACATATACAACAGTATTTTTATTCTTATGCTTGAGTTGCATATCACAACCTAGCATATTCCATAGGCTTTGATGTAGTTCCCAATGCTCTTTTGGTGTTAGATTACGTCTTTGTTCCATGTAACTCTCCCTTCATTGATTAGTTTCATTACTTCTTCTTTGGTAGTAGAAGACTTATGCACCTTCCAATTACCTTCTTCGTTAGGCATAGTAGGTATAACAAAATCTCCATCAGTATTGTGTCTGAAGATAGTCATATATATTTCTTCTATAATATCTACATACTCTTCTTGACTATACTTAGATATGTCTACCTCTTGCACAAGTATAGCAAACTGTTGTATGTTTACTTGTTTAAATCTTTTACTCATTATTCAACTCCTCTTTAAACATTTTTGATAACCTAGTAAAAGGTATTTCTTTTATATTATTTATGTCAGTATCATTAAGAGGAATACCAAACTCTTCAAGAAAGCCTTGCTTTAATTGTTTAATATATTCTTTCATGTTTTCTGCATCAAGCATGTTACCTTCCCATGTTATACTTATTGTTGATGTATATCTTTTACTCATCTTTAATCTCCTCTCTTAACATATTAATCATAAATGAAATATTCTGTAGGTCTTTACCTAAATCATATGTTATATAATCTTGTTGCTCCATTTCCTCTACCTTTCTTTCAAGGTCACTTAGTATCTGCTCTGCTCTAGTTATCTGTTCTTGTCGTAGCTTCATTTGTTTCTCCATATTATGTGGTAGTTTTTTCTTTTAGAGTTTAAAAACTACCAAAAACATTACTCGCAATTTAGTTCTTTTTTTTAGTGGAAGAACTAGGGCAACCCTCAACAAACCACACTATGGCTTTGTTTATTCCCAGATAGAAGGGACAGGAATCTATTTAAGCAGTTTCCTGTACGTGTTTCTCGTCTGCACCATATTTACTTCTGCATCTGTTTCTATCCAGACCTTTGCACCACAGGACAAAGGTTTATCTGGACTATACACAACCTTACTCTCACCTAGTATCTGTACCTCATGAGCATAGTCGTTGCTCTTGTATGTCTTCACAGTAATCACAGGATTTCTTTCGTTGTTCTTGTGGTTAGCTTTAATAACGTGTTGGTTTATGTGTATATATTTTTTCATATGTTATCCTAATATAATTTTTCTTTTATCAACCATAAAAGTATTACTAAA